GACAAGAAATTGTCGGTGACACAATAAAGAACCTTATTTTTTCCCTATATGTATGTATTTATAGGATAAGAATAAGTATATCTAACAATCAAAAAAAATGGCAGAGATAAAACCCCTAGGCAGTGAAAAACTTAACACAGAAGACAAATTAAAAAGAATTCTTGAGTTAACGTATTTCAACGAAAATAAAAAATCAAATTCATCTACTAAACCCGAATTGGTTAAAGAATCAAAAACAGGTGGAATATTTGGTATTGTCAAAGAAAAAGACGGTTACTACGTAAAAAGAGGATTGAATGAATCATCATTGGATTACATTGGTGGTATGTTTATGAAAAACAAAAATAAATTTTCTTCATACGGAGAAGCATATAAGAGATTAAACTTATTAAATGGTCAAGAGGATTTACAAGAAGCCACAAAATATGTTTTAAAACAAAACAAACCACAAGAAGAGGCTCCAATGGCGGAACCATCTATGGACGCGGCACCCGCTCCAAGTATGGAACCTGCTCCAAGTATGGAACCTGCTCCAGATGCGTCTGCGGCACCTTCAAGTGAATTTCCACCAGCTGATGGTGTAGATATGACTGGATTAGAAGGTGGTGAATCTTCTAAACGTTCAGACTATATGGCTGAAGCTCAAAAATTTGCAGGAAAGTTAGGTCAAGAATTGAGAGATTTACATGATAGAATGGAAAGTGATGATATAAAGTATATTTTAAATATGATTATATCTGCAGTTGATTTAGACAAATTAGACGATGATGATATTGAAGATATTGCAAAGAAATTTGAACGTGAAGAGGAAGAAGGTGGGGAAATGGGTTCAGAAGAACCAGCAATGGAACCGTCACCTGAAGCTGCTGCAGAACCAACATCTGATGAGGATTTAGGAGAAAACACAATGTCAGCGTTAGATGAGTTCATTAACAATCCAGCACCTGGTGAACAAATGGAAATATCTTTAGATGATTTTATCGATGGTTCTGATGACTTATCAAAAAGTGCCGATTTAGAAACTGGCGACGATAATAAACCTAAAGATGTTGAAAAGGAAATTGATTTAGACGAAATTAAAAATGAAATCCATAGAAGTATCGGTGAAACTTTAAGTAAATATTTCAACTAAAATGCATCTAATATATGTCAATGAGATTGGTTCAGATTACAAAGGTCAAAAACAGTACGAATTTGTTTTTAGTGAAAGTACTGAGATTGATATGGGGGAGTGGTTTATCATTCCTGCTTCGGCTAACCAACAATCTAAATCTCCTGACATCGAATATGTTGATGTAGTTGGATTATTAAAAAATACGGATTTACAATTAGAACTTATTCAAAACTCCGATTACTTCGGAGTTATTGATGCAGTAGATGGTGTAATATCATTAGCTTGGGAAAAATTTGATTTTGATTCAGAAAATGAAAGATTATCTTTTAAATTTGCAGAATCTTTAGAAAATGTTACAAAAAAATTAAAACAAAGAGGTTATATTCTATTAAACGAAAATATTAAAATAAATAATATATGAAAAGAGACGTAATTGTTGGACAACTGATTAAAGAAGGATTTTCTGAAAAAACATTGGTTAAATTCAATGATAAACAACTTTCTGATTTACATGAAAGAATTGTTGTTGATGCTGATAAATTAAAAACTGACCCTAAATTACAGGCATTAGCTAAAGACCCAAATACTGAGGTTGAGGTTAAGGAAGAATTGAAAGGCGGACAAAAGAAAGACGTTAATGAAGTGGATATGGGATTAACTGTAAAAGGTTCAAAATCAAGTGGTTCAAATTTGTTTGGCGGTAAATCTACAACACCTAAAAAGAAAACTACACCTAAGAAAAAAGAAGAAGGTGAAACTGAAGAGGGAGAAGTGGACGAATCAATAAATGGTCTTTTGCTTGGCGTAATTAAAAATAAATTAAGTAAAGATTTAGGTAGAGAACCTGAGAAACACGAAATTGATAAAGTTCATGACGATTTTATCAATAGTTGGAAGGGAGATAAAGACTGGTTGGAACCAAAAGTTAAGCCCGATGTTAAACCGGCTGGACCAAGTAGAAATCCTGTTAAACCAGAAAACAAATTTTTCTCAAAAGAAGGTAATGAACCTAAACCCGGAACTAAACCGGTTGGGTCAAATAGAAATCCTTATAAACCAGAAAAACGACCTGTCCCAAATTTTAACGGTTACAAAAAGAAAGAGGAAGATGTTAAAGAATGGGTTGAGGCATTAGCTGAAAATAATTTTCATAGTTTTACATCAAAAAATGAAATTATGGAACTTATTAAAAGTAAACTTACCGAATCTGAGGTTATGGAACCACAACATGGTGCTAATGTAAAAAAAGGACACAATGGAATTCCAGAATTTATGACTTATGATGCCATTGTTGGTAGTGGTACAAAAACGGCACCAGTTAAACCTAAACCAAAAGTAGCTCCGGGAACTAAACCAAAAAAAGATGATCCATATAATCCAGGTCCAAAAAAATCTCCAGCACCTAAAGCGTTACAGGAAAAAAAATAATTTATAAAATTATGAAATTATCTAAGAAAAAATTGTTATCTTTAATCAAAGAAAATTTGAACGAAATGGCAATGACATTTGATGGTGAAGATAGACCAGATCAATCTATACAACAAAAATTAGCAACAGGTGATACCCCACTTAAAAAGGTACCCTTTCCAAAAACGGGAAATCCAAATCAAAATTTTCAAGAATTATTGGCATCAGAGAGATATAGAGATGTTGTTGCTAAAGTAAGAGAATTTTCAAATTTCAGGGGTAACATACAAGACGCATCATTAACTGGTATTATGATGAATGCGTTGGAGAGAACAACAACGATTGAATCTCAATATAAAAGAGAATTAGAACAACTTGCAATTCAAATTGTTTTAAAAGAGTATTCAGTACCTGAAGGTAAACTTAATATAACAGCTACTATCACAGGTGGGATTAGTTCCACTGAAGGGATGAGACAACAAAGAGGTCCTGAAGTAAACGAACCGGAAGTTGATGTTGATTCAGATGATAATGAAGATGGTAATGAATCACAACCACAACAACCAGAAGATAATGACTTTATACATGATGAGACATTATTAGCTAAAGCATTACAAGATTTAAATTTAGAAAAGGCTAAAAGACGATTAACAAACGCATTAATACAAGGAGCTTCGAAAGAGGGTCATTGGTTACATACTGGTTCAATAAAAACAGGTGAAGGTGAATTAGATTTTACTCGTGTTTCTACTTTAATTAAACAAATTGTGGGTGACGCTAATGGAGAAGAACTTATTAGAGGTTATGGATTGATGATGTCAATAAATGATAGTTTATATTGGCAAATGAGTAATGATGCAATTAAAAATCTTAGTAGTAGTGTTGCTGGTAGAGTTCAAGTTATATTTCAAAGTCCAGAATCAGAAGGTGGTGATGAAGAACAACCTGACATGGATGGTGGAGATGATGAAGGAGGTGAAGATGAAGGAGGTGAAGAAAATAATAAAGTAAAAATTATTGCTGAAGGTATAAATTTCGTAGTATTAGTACATGAACTTACCAAAGGTATATTTGAAGTAATCGCAGGTGCCGGTTTACCTGATGACGAAGAAACTTTTGATAAAGTTCAAGAAAGTGAAGATATTTTACAAAAAGAAGTTTGGGATTTAAGATTAGGTCCAGCAATTTGGAATAGATTGAGGTCTCAAATACCTGACAAATATAGTGAAGAGGATTCAAAAAGTATTAAGAATTTCTTATTGATGAGAATATTTAAATTGCCGGCTAAACAATTTTTAGTATTTTTAAGAGAGGTAATTTCAGGATCACAAAGGGGAGCTCAATTAATTCAAAAAGTAATTGATAGTATTGTAAAAGATTTAAATGACGAAGAATACGAAGATGCAATGAATCAATTTGACGTTGAATTGGAAAATTTATCTGATGAAATTCCTGATAATAATTTGAAAGATTGGATAATGACTATTCCAGGAGTTTCATTATCCAATGACGATGATGATGACGACGATGAAGACGACATTTATAAAGAATTAGGAATACCAAGACCTAAAAGATAATACAAGGGAGGTTTAACCTCCCTTTTTTTGTATTTATATATATGAATTCCAAAATAGAACAACTAAGAGAATATGCAAAAATCATTAAAGATGCTCCTTACGCGTTAAAAACGTATTTGCAAACTTATGATAACACTCAGAAGAAATACGTTCCATTAGAGTTATTTCCTGACCAAATTCAATTAATTCAGGATTATGAAAATTATAATGAAAACATCACTAGAAAATATAGACAGGCCGGTGTAACAACAGTAACTGCAGCTTGGATTTCAAAAAAATTACAGACAGCAAAAGAAAGTGAACCAGAAAGAGTTCTTCTTATTGCCAACAAAAGAGACACCGCAGTGGAGATGGCCAATAAAGTTAGACACTTTATTGAACAATGGCCTGAATGGATTAATGTTGGGTTCTCACCCGATAAGAACTCAGAAAGTAGATTTAGATTAAACAACGGTTGTGAGGTTAAGGCGGTAGCAACATCTGCGGATGCGTTACGTGGATATACACC